TTGAAATCTTTTATCAATTCCTTCTTTTTGGAATTTTTTTCTATAAAATGATTTGTAATGAGTTCTTTTATTCTAGGATTATATAATTTTTGCTTGTAATATTCTGGCAACGACAACTTTAAATCTAGATAATGATAAAAGTACCTATTAAGTAAATCTTCGTTATGCCATTGTTTCATTTCATCCACATAAGATTCACCTAAATGTTTGGACGATAATGAGAAACATTTTTCAGTCCCTTCAGGGTTAAAACCCCTGAGTACGTGATACTTACACACATAATTAATAGAACGTGCAGACAGTGTCCCAACGTGAATTAAGCCATTGCTCCACGTGGAGCGTATGAAAGTCGTTGCAGATGCTTTTGATAATCCAAATATAATCATGTGATAATGGGGACGATGAAATTTAGTCCCATACTCACCAACGGTATAGTATGATATTTTAACGTTAAGTTTTGATAATTTTTTGCGTAATTTTTTCATAAATAGTATGAAATCCCTTTTACACAAAGTGGGGTTAATACCCCACTTTAAGTTCTCATCATCATATGTAAGGGTAACAAATGTTGTGTATTGATACCCCTTAGAATGTTCTAGTATACGGATAAATTTATCTTGTCGTTTCTTTTCTAGACAAGGTTTACACCTGCCACATCGAACGGCTGTTATTTTACCCGTTTTAGTCTTAGTAGACATAGGATAAAAGCACTCCATTATCTTTTAAGATAGGAAGCCCATTTTGTACCCTCTAATGCTCTCGCTAATAAACGGGCAATAAATGGATCTTGTGCATTGATATTCCATTCTTTCAATGATTCATTCATATTGCCTTCCTGTTGCCTTATTCGGCCAAGTTGTTCTAAGGCAAAGATGTACTTATCTTTCACTTCTTTAGCAGAATTAGCATTTACTTCGAGAATTTTATTTCCATATGCCTTGTCAGATAATTCGAAGTTTTTTAGTTGTTCAAACCTTGTAGGTTTTCCAGAATTCATCTGGACTATTCCGAAACTTCCTTTACCAAAAGCCGTGGGTGTTCCTCTATCGTAACCGAAATCTATGTCATTAGTCATATAGTTACGAATGTAATTCTCTTTGGTAATACCTGTTTCATACTGTTTTTTTGCTAGTTCTTCCCCGAGTAATTTACTTTGTAAGTACTGATTAAGTACGTTCATTGTTTCGGGAAGATTAATAGTAGGAGATTCAACATGTGGAGCAATTTGTGAGGGAGGAGAAGCAGCGTTTCCTCCATTCCCTTGACCGTACATTAGATTGGGGTTTAAACCCGCATCTTTGAATCGTTGCATTTGGTTCGCGGGTGTGTTATACGCTGATTGTTCACGCCATAAGTCTATATTGGCTTGGTTTGTATCCTGCACATTTTGCCGATTGGCTCTATTTCCGATTATGGTTGAGCCAAGATTAAATAGTCCGTCAAGTAGTCCCATTTTAATAGTTTTTTGTTTTTTTTAAAACTCCCCCATTTTCAAGAATCGAAAAGTGGTGTCGTTTATGCTTAACTTATCAAGGGAAAGTTAAGCGATGATAATTTCATTATCATTTTTTTGTTTTTTGTTGAAAAAGTTTTTTCAACAGCCGCTTCGCGATTAACAACTACTTCGGAACAACTTCGTTTGCTTCGGTCATTCCTTCGTCACTCCCTCCCTTCACTTCGTCGTTGCCCTTTGTAGTTGTTATTTTTTCGTCCGCGATAGCGTCTTGTTTTTGTTTTTTTAGAAGCTTAGCTTCTTGTTTTTGTTGTTTTTCTATTTGTTTTTGAGTTTCGATAGCATCCGACAAGTCGGATAAATCGAAGTTTTGAGGTTCTACGAATTCCTCATCAAAGTAGGTTTTAAATCCTTGTGTTTCAGGTGGTTGACCTGTTTGGACATATGTTTCAACCATTTCTTTTATACTCATTGATGGTCTAAGTTGAACTTGAGATTTTGGAAAGACCTGGATTTTTTTACCAGGTCTATTGTTGAATTGATCACGAAATTTTGACATAGTTTTATTTTTTAGTATTAAAAAGCAAAGCGAGAATAAGAATTATTGAGCTCTTTTAGAAGGCTCAAAATCCTTATTTCCCGCTAGCTTTTTGGTTTAGATTGGTGTGCCGAATTTTGGTAATGGCCTAATAGCCGTTATTTTGGCAAATGATTGTAATAACATGGCTTGATTGTCACCTTCAGGAACTGCAAATATATCCTGAGGAAATGAACCTTCAACGAATTCTTCGGACAATGTTGGTTGAGTGACAAAGTCACGACCAAGTCCCCAGAATGAAAGTGTATCTTTTAACTCACCATGATATGAGTCAGGTTCGTATCTATACTCACTATACACAGGTTGATAACCAAATGGATTTTCCATGGTAGCATTATTATCTTGGAAAATTTCCTGATTGTATATAGGTTGTTCAGATAGGTGAGCGAATTGTGGGAATGCAAAATCAAACTGAGATAGTTTGAGATTTTGCCTATCGCAGAACGTATTATATGCCGTTCTTGGAAGTATTGAAACGAGAACCATCAAATATCCGTGTTCATCAAATGTGCGGTTGAAATTGATGATATTTCCAATAGATATTGCCTTACCTGCCATTGTTCCCTGAGGAGTTTCTGCAGTTTGAGACGTTTGTAATACTTCTCCGATTTGTACTGGGAGACGTCCACCGTTTATAAATTCTGCTCGTTGTAATCGAGCATCTTTCGACACAACTCCAAATAATCCCAAGAGTTGTTCGACATATCGCTGACCGAAGCGCATGGATGCTTCATACCAACGTTGAAGTGCGAAAGCCTGGCGTAATTGAGTGATAGTTGTACTACCAATGTCTCCGACCAATTTTGTGTTTAAATCGGTACCAGCTCCATAAGATAATTCGGCTTGCGAATTCATAACAACAGCACCTGTAGCAATAAATTGATGGGTAGTATCAGAATACATTCTTACTGGACCATCAAGTGATCCGATTGGTAGATTCACTGCAGACCCACGTTGCTGAGTTAATAAGGCACTTGTAAAGTAATCCTTCTCGAAGCAACGCTTATGCTTTTTGAATAGTAATTCCGATTCGTATGTCCTGTCCTGATAGTCGGACATATCGAAAACTAAAGTATCGAAATCGAATTCGGGTTGGAAATTTTGATCACGATAATAATCGTTCCAAATTTTATGATAAGCCCTTAGTGGCATTTGTGACATAGGCTTACAAGTAGAAATAGCCTCGGTTATATGAGAATCCCATAAACCATAATTAAGATGGTCTATCAGGGAATTTTTGCCAATATCTTCTGGAGTATCAGCATCGAAGAAAAAAGAAGGCTTCCATGAGGGTAGATCTATTTCTACTTTACCTGTGATAAAATCTTCGAATTTTGTTTCATTTTTGTTCATGAGTAACCTAGTCGGAACAAAGAACGCATGTGCATATAGGTTTACATGATGCATCACTGGAGAGATTAAGGGCATCGTTCTTAAAAATGTTTCCATATTTACGTTGAACGTATCTCCAGGAAGAATTTCTTTACATAAAATAGGAGTAATTTCCGCGGGGTTCAGGGTGGTGACCCTCCGATGGGAGAGATCGAATGCTGAGCGCTTAGGTTTTTGCGCTTGTACATAATCGAATTGTTTCATTTTTGTATTGTTTTAGTACATCATTGATTTTAATAGTACATAATATCCGGCTCTTACAGCGTCATGTTTCCGATAAAACCTTAACCAATTTTTTAAACTGTGTTTAGTTCTACCAAGAGATTTATGAATTGGGAACATTTCTCTAATTCTACGACGATAGAATTTATTGGTCATTTTCTCCTTTGTTTTTGTTTGCGTTTTTTTCTCAGGAGTCTTGATAAGCCTCGTAATTTTGGCCTATTCTTATAAATGGACCCTTTTTGAGGTTTATAGATTTTTCTCATAATCTTATACCGCCACGTGAAACTTTGGCATAAGAAGGCTTTGAACCTCTACGCGATTTGCCTCTATAAGAGCGCTTTTTGGTAAATCTTTTACGTGCATACATAGTTAGAATGAATTAGATGAGTGATTATTTAAATTCTTGTACGTAAAATTACGATTAATTATTTCTTTTTGTTTGGCATCCATCTTGAAATCTTTTATCAATTCCTTCTTTTTGGAATTTTTTTCTATAAAATGATTTG